GCCGTCTATCGCCTCGTTTAAGCCTGTTACCTGGCGAATCATTCCCAGGTAATGGTTGTAGTTAGCTATAAGCATCTGCGTCTTACTAGCACCGCTATTAGATGTTAGCTGCTGTATAGGAACTCTTGCTTGATTAAAGTCTCCGTCCTGTGTGTAACTTCTTCCTATTACACTACCAGTTTGAAAATATAATCTTAATGCGTCTTCAGGATTATATGCAGCTCCTGTACCTAGGTCAACTTCATTTAACCCATCAGCATCAATAAACACACCATCTGGAACAACTCTTGAAATTACTTGCTGTAACTTTAGGTGTGTAAGCTGTATTAAATCTGTAAACGGAATCATTCTTCTAACTAAAGATTCAATAACACCCTTATACATTCTTGGGGCAACAGCCACATAATTAGGCATTGCGTGTTGAGATGAAGACTGAGGCCTTACCATATTCTTAGCAAGCTCCCATTTTAAAATTATATCTGTACCCATCACCATCACACCATCATACCACACGTCAATTGTTTTAGACACCTTCTCAAACTTACCATCATCCATCATGTCTTCAGGAGGATTAAATTGGTCGTCCTTCTCAATCATTTTTATACTTCCGTTATCAGAAACTTTTTTCTTATAAACCATTTTTTTTGTGGTCTTATAATTAAAGTATAACAACGTCACTGTGTCTCTAGTAAAAATATCATTCTGCTGCATCTGCGCAACATTATAATAGTCATACCAGCTTTGACTGTACTTAGATATTTTTTCTAAGTCTTCATTCGTAAGGCTTGGGTCTATCTTTAAAAGCTCTGTGATTGGAACTACTTTTATTTCTCCCCAATAAAAACAATCTTTAAAGTGTGGGTCTTCTGTATAGCTGTATACAATATTTGCAGGGTCTACATACGAAACCTTAACTCCTGAACCTGGTAGAAACTCATGCTTTGCACAGCCAATACCTAAAACAGTTAAGTCGTAGTCTATTCTTTTTCTTGCATCATTGTAATGATTCTCCGAAAACAATGTGTCAATCGCCTCTTCCTCAGCTATCTCTATAGCTGGCTTATAGTTAAGAGTCATATACAAAGTAAGCTCCTCGTCAGTCTCAGGAACAGCATCTGGATTCATAGTAAAAGGGTCTACACCTGTTGCTTGTTGGATATCAAGAAGAAGGTCTTTAGCTGCCATCTGAGCTTCAACCACATCTTGATACTTGCTTCTTTTCCCCTGAGACAAAGCGTCCTGGGCATAAGCTTTAACTTTAAAAAGTCTGTCGGACATTCCGTTAACAACTATGTCTACAAACTTAGGGAGTATAGGAACAGGTGTCCAATCGAGATTCAGGTAAGATAAATCACCGTCTACCGCTAGTTCACTTTTATATTTTGCAACAGACTGTTCGCCTCTTGCGTATAAACGAAGTCTATGAAAATCTCTCCACTGACCGTAGTATCTACTTCCATTACCGTCTTTCTTAAACCACTCATACTGTATCGCTTGCCCTATCTGTAAGCCAAACTCATCAGTGGCTTTTTCGGCATCTGACACAAATTGACTAGGGAATCCTACAGATGAAATATCTATCTTAACTTCTTTCATCTATCTTATTAAATCGCTTGTTAATCCCTTATTGGTATACCTTGCAAAGTTAATGGAAATTTTCGAGCTTTTCTTTTCAGGTGTATAAAGATGTTTTTGACATGCCATTATGGCTAATCCACTACTAATTGACGCATCAAAATTAGTTCTGTTTGATATATCAAACTTAGCCCAATCCTCTAAAGTTCTAGTAAAAACCATTGTACCCATTAAGTCAGAGTCTCTAAATGTTTCTTCTATATCCAAACCTATATATTTTTCTATGTAAGATTCTATTGCCGCAGCATGAGCCTGCTTAATATCTTCACTTGAGTTTGGTATACCTCCCAGCTCGCGCTCCGTCTTTGATAATTTATTATATAATTTATCAGGCCTATTTAAAGAGAACCCTCTATAACCCCTATTCTTAAAGTGATATAGTAAACGCGGTTTGTTGTTCTCAACGAGTATAGGCATCCCATAAAATACACAAGCCATTAAGACTTCCTCAAAGAATATCTCTGCTGTTTGAGGTCTTGCTACGTACTCAAGAAAAAACTCATTGCTAGGAGCTTCGTCCATATTAAATTTAGTTAACCCATGAAGTGCTCCATTAGAACCTCTACCTCCTACTGTTCCAGAGATATCATAACTGTCACATCCAAACGCACCAAGGTGTTCATTGGCAGGTAATTTTTTTCCATTTCTATTTATAACTCTGTTCTGAAGATTTTTGTTTGGAGTCCAGGACACCTGAAACCTTCCTCTATTGTTAGGAGTCCATATTACTTTTGTATCTTTAATTCCGTCTTTCCACGAGAACGAGCCTCTTGTTAGGTGCTGTTCTTTTATAACAGAATCATTGTAATCTATCTGCTGATATATTCTTGTTAGGTTAAATAAGGATTGCTTGCTCTCATCTCTAAACGCATGTGATTCAGTTCTAGGAAATTGTCTGTAGAATTCATTCAAAGCATCGGGGTCACTCTTTAAAGAGTCTGCCTCATTCTCCCAATAATCAATTGCACCTTGATTTATACTTTCACCGTCTACCCCTACAATAGATTTTATAGGTTTTCTAAACACAGGCATACCGTACCTATCTATAAATCCTTCCATGTTCCACTCCATTGGGATGAAGAGTGAATATAAACCGCTTTTAGTTTGACCGTTTGAATTACGTTTACTTAATGAAGAGTCTTCAAATAACTTTTTAAAGTTTGCCCCTCCTTTATTTAAGGCGTTTGATGTAGAGCCCATCATACATTTACCAATAATTTTACTACCTAAACGTAAACAAGTCTTTGTAACCCTCCAGTTGTTTAATATGTTATTGGGCTTTATCCACTTTCCACTTTCATCATGAACAAGTAGTAATAACTTTTCTCCATCATAAGAGTTGTCGTCAGTGTTTTTCCAGTCAATGGTTGTATCTAACCCTAACAGTTCTTCTGTATCTGAGTTATACATATTTTTTTTTGTAATCTTAGATGCAGGTATCCTAAACGCTAGTTCTGTTTTAGGTTTATCCATACCATCCTGAATAGGCTTAAAAAAGAAAGGCAATCTATTTGCTATAGGAACAACTTTGTCTGTAAACATTTTCTTTGAATCAGAACCTGTCTTTGATAGAATACCAACCCTCGCATCCTTAGCTAAGGTTCCTGTATTTACACACTCCGATGAGCCCATATAAGAAAACCCTGACCTCCTTATCTTAAGGTACGTCATTCCAAAGCACCTATTGTCTGCTTTGCATGCCTCCCAAAAAATATAAAATATTCTATTAGCCTCTCTGTAATCTGGATAACCAACATCAATAGAAGTCCATTGAAGGTACATGTAATGAGCACCAGTTATATATGTAGGCTCTCCGTTGTTATAAAACCAATGCCCCAACTCCCTACTATCAAACTCTTTTTCTATATAGTCTACCCAGTTGTTTTTAAATTCATTAGGCATTTCATTCCATTGAAATATAGATTGAATTTTATCAAGCTGTTTAGGTATATCAATTCGTTCCCAGTACTGCATAGCCTTAGATTTAGAACGAGAATGTATTTTCTTAGGAGCTTTTGGTAAAGCAATTATTAGCCCTTGAATATTTAACACCTCTCCTATCTCACCGCTTTTAGATATACATATTAAGTCATACTTTTCATTGTATCCGTAATCCCAACTCTTGTTTCTGTTCTTGTTGGAGAGTACTGACTTAGGCACATAATCTTCTAAAGATTTATACAGCGCTTTATTTTGACCTTCTTTCTGCAAATCCTTGTTTTGTGTTTACTTTATTATCACTACCATCTAAATCTAAAGCTGCTCTCTCTGCTTCTATTCTGTTTAGTATTTCAAACGCATCGAATATTGCGAGCTTTTTAGTTGCTGCCGCATTCTTTAATCTGTCTGCTGCTAAGTCGTCTTCGGGGTCGTGCTTTATAATGTCTTCTCTTGCAACTTTTATTAACTGCTCCACCGCGCTTCTGGCAGCAGATATAATATCTAGTTTTATTTCTGTGTTTGATTTCATAGTATCATTGTTATTTGATGGTCGAACATACGATAAAGCTTTTCTCCATCAACCTCAAACTCATACTCGCTATCAGGCTTAAAAGAAATTAAATCTCCCTTCTTAACTCCTTGGCTAATTAATTTTTTGTTTGGAATCTCTACTAAACCAACCAAAGGTTCTTCCTTTGTGTTCTTAAATATAATAGACTCTTTTGTTTTTACTGGCTTTATGTAGCAGTACCTATCATGTGCATGCCATACATCATCCTGCTTGTACATGATAGGTA